TTATATTCGGTGGCGTTCACTTCGCGAGCGGTTGAACCGGTCGCCATGCCGCCTACAAAAATAGAAGGTCGCAAATCTAAATAATCATTGCCACTGATGTCGGTTTGAATTGCAATGGCAATACGTGCCGCTTCAACGGTAGAGATAGATGGCGCAGCGCCTGAGCCTGCTAAGTTTCCGTGTGAGGCATGGAATAAAGCAATACCATCAGACATCGTTGGGTTAGATGCCAGCAACGCATAAACATCAGCTTCAACGGTTCTGCGAGCTGCACGACCGAGCATGTTGGCTAAACCGACGAAAGCACCTAAATCATCATTAATGATGGTTTGGCGGGAGATGTTGATAATGTTGCCTTTAGTGCTGGCCGTGATGCTTTCTTTTTCACCGTCTGGAATGGATTTGTTTTGATATTCGGCCAGTTCGCCTAACGCATCTAAATTGCCAAATGAACCCGTGCGGTAACGGTTATGCGCTCTAAAATCTGTCACGCTGCCCGTTGAGCAAAAGCGGCTCCATGTGTCTGGTGCGGTAGCGTAAGCATTTTGCAAAGTCTTGTGCATGGCGTTTTCCAATAAAATCGGAAAATCGCTGGTTGATGTTGTGAATGCACGTTTTACTAATTCAAGTTCTGACATGCTGCGATGAGATACACCCGCACGATCTAGACACGCTTTAGCAAATTCGGTTAAACGCATTCCGCGAAATTCATTCGCTCCATCCATTTTTTCAAGGCCGGCTTTAGCGCGTAATGCTTGAACGCCTTGTTCAATGAATTTGTCTTTGTTATCGCTAACCATTTCAATATGAGCACTTTGCGTTGGAGTAGCTTCGTCACGCTTGGCTAATTCTTCTAAAACCAAAGAACGTACTTCATCTGCGCTTTTGCCTTCGTTGATCATGCGCTGTGTAAATTTAGCGTCCATTTTGCCTTGTGTTGCGGCTTGAGTAATATCGGCCACACGTTGACGCTCGGCTTTAATCGCTTCGCTTCTCACTTGTTCGGCATCAATAACAGGCGCAGTTGTTTCAACTTCCGCCCGCTGTTCGGTTTCTTTTGCCATTTCGGTTTTCTCCTCTGTTGGCGGTTGTAAATCTGCCTTTTCAGAGCGCACCTGCGCGCCCGAATCAGCGGGAATTGTCACTAAACTGATCTCCATCGGGGTCCAGCGTTTAGCGGTGTAAATCGGTAATTCTTCGCTAGTCGATTCTGTGATTTGATATTGATCGACACGATAGCCGACGCTGATATTTCTTAAAATGCCGTCTCGAACGTCGTTAATGATTGGTTTTACTTCTGCACGTTCTGAAAATCGAATCTTTGCTTTCCCTTCGCCGTTTTCGATCCACGCACGCTCAACGACACCGATAACTGAATTAAGCGAATAAGCATCATGATTTGATAAAACCGGAGCGCCGGAATTTAATCGTTCAAAGTCAATGGCATCGTTGCTAACTTCCAGTTGTTCAAGATAATAATTATCTCGTTCGTAATCGTAGCGTTTAACCTGGCTGCCGGTTGTCCATACAATATCAACGGTTCTGTCTTTTTCGTTGTAAGTCGTCGGAGTAAATGCCGCTCTTAAGTTCAGCGGTTCTGTATTAGTTTGTAGTGTCATTTGTTTCTACCTGCTGAGGCGTTAAACTTTGATCAACTCGCGGATCAGAATCTAATGTGATTTTTAATTTGTCGAGCATGGCGTTACTTTCAGCAATTTCTTTTAATACTTTTTCAGGGTTCATGCCTTGCGCTCTGATGGCTTCTTGATACGACATCAAACCGGCGCGAACCGATTTAATAATTGCTGGAACTTCACGAGTTGGATCAACTAAAGTGCGAGCCGGTGGTGTCCATTCGAACATGGCAGATCGTGCGCTATAGCCGGATTGCATAGCAACGCTGATAAATGCTTTGCCGACTTGTTCACACAGCAAAGGAATCAACATTTGCCATTGCCACTGATCGATGTTTTTTAGCATTTCATTGGCACCCATTCGCGCCGATGAAAAGTTAACTTGTGATAAATCCTGAGTCAGCGATTCGTAAGTAATCCCCATGCCGGCGGCAATGTCGCGTAAAGTTTCACGAACAAAGTCATTGGATGTCACATTCGGCGGTTCTGAAAATTCAATCCGTCGCCCATTACGCAACGCATAAACGGTACCCGGTTCGAGTTCTGGCAGATCTTCTTCCATTTCATCAATGGCTTCACCTGGCGCATCGTCGTACACATAAGCGGAAAACATATTGGCAATTTGCTGACGTTTTAATACCGCGTCCTGATAAATATCCAGCTCACGCAGTTTGACCATGATGGATGACATCCAGGGTACACCACGCGACTGTCCGGGCCGATCTGTTCTAAAAACATGAATCACGCTGTCAGCATCGATGCGGTTTGATGTAAAACTCATGTTGCCAATGGAAGCGCCCGGATGATTGCGGTATAACCAATAGGCAACAATTTTCCCAATGGCATCGTATTCAATGCCATTGATAATCTGGCCGCCGTTGGGTAATGCGCCGCTTTTATTGCTGTCTAAATAATCGGGTTCTAATACTTGCAATTGCAACGGAATGACTAAGCCATCTTCCGGGCGACGATTGCGCAAGCGAATCAAGCATTCCCCAGATTCAACGACACAGCGCATAACCAGACGTTGCAATCCATAAAAATCATGCCGTCCGTCAGCGTCGCATTGCGGCGACTCTGACCATTGACGCCATAAATCATCTAGTTTTTTTGATCCTTTGACGGCACCAACAATGCCAAACCCTACTACATGGCTGGATATGGCTTGAACGATTCTTGCCGCGTGTGGGTTGTTGCGAACTAAATCGCGTGACCGGTTGCGGATAACAGATAATGATTGATTAGCCGTATTTGCATCTGATCCGTAGGTATTCCAGGATGACAAACGGTTTGATCGTGATGCAGCTTCGTAATTGCGCTTTTTTACGGTTTTTTTAGGAAAAGGCCACATTTAAAGCCCCTTGCTGGTAACAAAAAGAATTTTCCCGCCGCGATTTGCTGATGAGCTGGTGTTTAATCCCAGTTCTGAGCGCATCTGATTACGCAGGCGCAGCATTTCATCCATCGTGTGATAAGTAACTCGACGGTCTGCATATTGAACGGATAACGCGCCTTGTGCTATGGCGGTTTCCAGAGCGGATAATTGGTCGTTAGTAAATGCCATAGGTTCATAGCATGACTTAAACACTATGACAAAATCTAGGCCGGTTTTGTCAGTGGCTTATGATGCGGTAAATCGTGCGTTCTGAAAGTCGATAACGTGCTGCCAGATGTTCGACACTGGCACCGGCTTCATGCAATTCTATAATTTCTTTGTTGCGACGTTGATAATCGTTCGACGGCATGTGCATCCGCTCACCACCAAAATTCTTGATCAGTTCAAAAACAATATCGTCAGCTTGTTTTGGATTGCCGACGATGCTATTAACCACGCGCTTCATTTCGTCAATTATGCTCATTTTAAATAGCTGCTTTTTTTCTTAATGATTTGTTTGTTAATGCCCGGTGCTGATTGATAGCGCACCTGTCTGTAATGAGTCGCTAGTTTATAAGCTGCCATTGCATAAACCCGGCAGTCTAATGCTTCATTTCTGGGCCTTGTTTTAATCCATTCACGGATAGGAAACCCTTTCTGGTAGCGGGTGGTTAATTTTTCTGCGGTGAGCTGGGCAAACCATTCAGCATCTCTGTCTTCTGGAAAGTGCATAAATCCAGGCCCTGGTGTGCTGATTTGTAAGCGCCTGTGGATAGTGATTTTGGCTTCATCAACCCCGATTAACTCAGGACGATAACGGCCGTTTTTTGTGTTAATGATTCGACGCCTGCGCTTAGTGTCATCTTCAACAATCGGCTTTGCTCCTGTTACGCCTTTGCCGGCATGAATAAAGCTGGCTTTACAGGATCGCACAAATTCATAGACTTTTTTGGGCAAATAACCCGAATCAATCACCGCGCAAGAAACAGGCATTTTTCCTTCATCGCCATAATCAAATTCAGCAAAAATCACATCACGCAAATCATCCCAAACTTCAGGCCCGGTTGGATCACCGATTAAAATTTGATAATCAATGCTCCAGCTTTCTTCACCATATCCCCAGCCGACAATCTCAAGTTCAATTCGATCTTGCTGCACATCAGCGCCAACTGTTAAACATTGCACTCCATTTGGAACTGTTGAACTGTACTTTTCTCGCCTGTTCATTAAGAGCTCTGGATCGGATTGTTCGCCTTGTTCTTCCCAAGTTTCACCAAGTGATGTATTTACAAATGTTTTAAGCATTTCTGGTGAATCTTTTGCGCGTAAGAAATCGCTGACGATTTCTGATAATTTGCGCCAGGGCGAATAAAGTTCGTTTAGGTGAAATCCGGCAATGCCTTTTGATGGTTGTTCTGCTTTCCATACGCCGATTGATATAGCTTTGTATCGCTGCGCGTCTGTCCATAACGCACCACAATGGCAACAGGCATATTTTGCAGTATCTGGGTCGCTATCTGTCCAATTTACGTTTTTCCATTGCAAGTGCTGTAGTTGTCCGCAATCTGGGCACGGCACATAATAACGGCGCTGGTCTGATTGTAAGTAAGCCTGTTCAATGCGGCTTGAATGCTTGATGGTAGGCGTTGAAGTCAATAGCAGTTTACGATTCCAAAATGTGGTTGACCGCTTCTTAGCTAAGTTTACCGGGTCGCCTTCAGTTCCAGCGGACACAGGATAACGGTCAACCTCATCACATAACACGATTCTAATGGGCCTTGATGCTAAACCGGACGGACTATTTGCCCCGGCTATGGTTATT